TCAGTGGTGCTTCAATTCTGCCTTGACTGCGATTTGCTTGAATAACGCAATGCATTTGAGTGCCTGGTCATACGTGGCAAAACTCATGTAACGGAATTTACAGTCGTCAGGGAATGAGTAACGAATAGTAGTGTTCATAGAATGCAAAGAATAACGATGAATAGGATAATGGAATCATTGAGCGACCATGTGTTAGAATTCATAGTCAGAATTCTCAATGTATGCCTCAACATCAAATTTCAGGTCCTCCTTGGTTTCAGAGAGTGCCTCTTCCATAAGTGCTGAGATTGCCTCATCCTCATACCGTGGATCAACGAACATAATTGAATTGCTTTGGACTTTCTTACAATACACCATTTTCACGGGTTGTGGGGGTTTAGTGTGCACTTTGCCAACTGACCACAAACGGCCGCGATTCTCAATAAGTATACTATAATTGAGAATGAAAAAAGGACCATTACAGGTCCCTTATGCGTGATTCGACTAACTGATCGATTTCTGACTGTGAGTACATGGGATAATCTCCCACGTCTTTCAATTCTGCCACGACCTCTTCATAGAGATCCTCTAGCATAATTTCATGTGCAAGGTCGCTCATGCTAGCACCTTTTCAGAGAGTGTGTCAAATGCGTCACTATCCATTTCTGAGGTCAACCCACAGTCAATGAAAAAAGCGACCATTTCTGTGAGAATCTGATCTTCAGATTCGGTGAAAGTGTAATTGAAATTTTCCATACCTGTATCATACACGATTTCACGGTGCATAGGGAGAATGGTGGACAGTTTGCAAACCGAACACGGTCGGCCGTTTTCCAAAAAAAGGGGGGTATTACGACCCCTTTAGAATTTTCAGTTGTGCTTTGAGCGAATCGTTTTCCATTTGCATCGCTGCTAATTGCTTATCGCTTGCGACCTTGTATGCTTCTAAGTGCTTACGAAGTGCGTCGGCAACCATTCCCATTTGAATCCATTCGTTTGAACTCTCTTATCATAGACCTGCTATGGCACGAATGGGGAAATCATGTGCCAGTTTAAGAATTGACCCCAGTCGGCTTGATTTTTCAAAAGCAGCTGCGATTCTCATTAAGCGTCGATAGTTGAGAATCAATAATATTCTCTTATTGAGAATAAGATCTTCACGTAACCAATACACAAACTGTCACATAATAACTAACACTAAGTTATTATATGTTATAATAAGACAGTATAAACATTCACAAACTAATTGTGTATGTCTATATGATAATCACACAATCATATCATGCGTAATGCATATATGCAAGTGCTTGATAATCTGTGCTATCTCGTTGATAGTTGTCATCATCTAGTTCATATGTGGTCTCGTTATGATTATATGCATTATGATTATATGCATATGTCTCGTCGAGATCGTAAGTGTAATCTAGATCAAATGTATTAAACTCGTAGTCTTCGTACATGATTCTAGTCGAGATGTGATATGATAATATTATACATGATACTCGACGAGATGTCAACCTAGTGTCTCGACGAGATTCATACAGTAACAATGTACTATATATACGGTTTTATAAAAAATTGTGTGCTTTTGTGAACATTTTTCGCCTTGTATGTTGACAGAGATCGCGTTTCATGGTACGCTCGCTTAGTTCACAAGTCTCAGAGACCTTTATGAAACCTTTATGTGACCTTTATGAAACCTTATAACAATATAACTCTCATAATACTACAAATTTAGGTAAGCACTGAGAAGAGTAATAATACTATTGAGAATCATTAAATATACACTATTGAGTCTCATTAAATCATCTTATTGAGAAAAGAGATAAATTAGCGGATTATATTTATAAAGGTATTTAAAACCTATTTTTCAACCTATTCTGTAACAACCGATACCAATTCAACACTACTAACACTATCCTTGGTACTATCATTCCAATGGCGCACTACACCTGCACATATGACAGTATTTGTGACAATATAAGTCAGTAATATACATGTTCTGATAATACATACTGCATTATCATATTTCTTTGTTTTATCATCATGGAAACTACCTAATGCATACTTCCATACTGTTAATAACATTAGTTTACATCATCATATTGTGCATAGTGCATACAGTTCTTAGTCTTACGTCTTTTAATGAACTTTAAATCTTTCCAGTCTTGCTCATAACATAACAATAAACAATGTACCTTTGTATGAGGGTTAATACTTCTCTTACCATTACTGGGTTCTAATTCATTCTTGGGTTTATCTGTTACATGTGTTTCTATTGTAATATACCTTGCCTTTGTAACGAATCCTTTCTTCTCTTCCATTACAGGTGCCTTGAAATATACCCAACCTTCATCTATACCATACTCTCCTTGATCCCATACTACATAATCATCGACTTCAGGTTCATACTCTTTGCTAGACATATCTTATTACAATGAATAGTTTTAGGGGTTGGTTTGTTTAGGGAAACGAATAGTACTGAGAATGAGAACAATGAGTATACTATTAATATGCTCCACTTAAACATAGTTCTAACGGATTAAGATTAGGTATCATTGCTGAATAGGGCGTTGTACGTTCTAATTTTACTGGATTGCCTTGCTTGGTGGATGTAATAGGTGAATGGTATCGTTTTGTCTTGGTATTGTAGAATCCCCATATAGACTTACTTTCCCTATCAATAAGACTATGAATACTATCACGGCATATCCAGATAGCAATGGTAGATTTATTGAATTGGGTTGCTTCATAATAATATTCATCTGGGGGTATATGGAAATTAGAAGTTAGCAGTTCCTTGTGCATTGTATTTTCCATCCTCATCATGTACTGCTCTTAATCGATCTGGTGATACTCCTTCGGCAATCCAATACTCTAATCGTTCGGATGCTCTTTGTTTTGATAATTGACGATCACCCTTATCAATTAATTCCCATCCTACTGTACTGAATTCTTCTATTCTATAAAACTTGTTTCGTGCTTTCATTTGTTTGATTGCATTGGATTTATTATACTCCTATTTAAGATATATGTCAAGATGTCGGGTCATAGTATCGCATGAAGACAACGAATGCTAATATGGTAAGGACCAATAGAAATGCAATGAATGTGATCATGATAGAAATTCTTCCATATAGTAATCAACTGTGACCTCTAACTCTGCTGCTCGTTTCTCATACTCTGCAATTTTGTCTATTTTCATTTGTTGTACCATAGGGTTTGTACGTTCATAATATTCAAAAATGAAGGTTTCGGAGTTGTTCATGAAAGAATCAAATGTTTTGATGAAGTTTGCAATGTCGTCCTCAGTCATTATTTGCCTCATTCGGTATTCCTTCTAATAAATCTGCCTGAGCACTGAGTTTGTTGACCACAGTCTTGACATTGGCACCAAACTCCTCGGCACTCCTTTCTATTTTACCATCACGTACCCCACTGAGTACATCAATCAAGAAATCACATTCTTGTACACTGAGTCTGCTTTTCATTTGATCTAAAAAATGTAGTGTGCTCATAGAACTGTCCATTCTGCTTTGGTGATCATTCCCTTACATGATTGACATCCTAGGGCACTCCAGGCAAAATGATATACTCTTGATGTACTATCACATACAGGACAGACAATCTCTTTGCCTTCATGAGGTGCTCGCGTATAACGATTCACCTTCTGTGGTTTAAATGCTGTTTTGCTCATAGTGAGTATCGAAAATAGAAGAACAGGATGTAGAATAGATTCTATCTGGTATATACTCTGTTTCGTTGACCTTATCAAATAATGTATTCAGTGCACACTCATGAAGTTCAGAAAGATAAATATCATCTTCCTTGATCATTGATAGTACATATCTTAATACTGATTCCTCAATCTCGGTTATGTGTAGTGTTCTCATGATATATGTCCTCCAGGATGATTGGTGTCCCAGTGCATTGCATTGAATTCTGCTATGTTCAGATAATCAGTATCATGATACTTCATGACATCAACATCCTCACATATGAAGACAAACTCTTCACAGAAATATTCAACACTCATTCCACCCAGACTCTCACATGCTCTTAACATATCACCAATTTGCTCATCATCCATTTCACATTCATCAATACAGAATGCAATGTCCTTTTCAAGTTGAGATTTGCGTTTTGACATTAGTTGCTCCATGATAGGTTGAATTTATCAATAAGAATATCTCTTACGTGCTCTCTATCTAATGAATCACCATCACCCCAGTTCATTTCGGGAAATGCTGGATAAGTACACATTTGAAGATAAAGAAATGATGCTTCTTCAATCATTCTCTTGGTTAGTCCCTGAATAGGATATAATACATCAGGATCACTTGGTAGGTAGAATGATGCAACATAATCAGTGAAGTCTTCCATAGTCTCAAACATTAGTGAACTCCTTGGTTGATTACATTCTTATTATACACCCTATTACCCCATGGTGTATGGTAGAATGTGGCACTTTGGAAAGTGTCCCAGAATTTATTACTAAGTATGAACTCCCATATCTCTGCCTCCTCTTCTCTCCTATCATAGTCAAACAATCCTGTTAGAGTTTGTTTCACATGGACTAACTCATGAATCAAGGTTGTCACATAGAGCTCAGGAGTCAGATCATTATGAATATGAACTAAAAACTCTCCATCCTCATCAACCTGACAGAATCCAAATGCATTATCATCTGTTAGGTCAACTTGATTTACTTCAACTTCAGTATCATTTGTTTTTAATACTGCAAACTTATCACACATGAAATCAAAGACTGCCTTAGTCAATATGAACTGAGAGTCAATCGTCCAATCGCCTGATGTGTACAAAGTCATTCGGATGTTCCTCCTAGAATGTGTTGATGAGTGTTGAAAATGATTTCTTCTAATTCATCCATCTCCTTGTCATTTAGTCTGTAAATGTATTCATCACAGACAACTTCTAATAGAGTTGGATCTATTTGACAAGCATCATATAGATCTTGACACATGTCTTGCCTGTCTTTTAGTGTTCTTTTCATTAGAATAGAAAAAGTTCAAGTTTACTGAATGTGAGCATTGTCAGGTTAACACCCCAATGCATCATCCAAAAGAAGGAAAGGATGAACAATAGTTTCTCCTTTCCACTCATATCTTTTGACATAATTACCTCACGTATAAGTATCCACCGGCCCAGTCTGCACTGAGTAGGCACTCTTCACGTTCTCTAATGATCCTTAGATCATAACGAACACCTTTTGCTGGTCCTCTCCATGATGCTGGTTTGTAAACCTGACCAGTCTTCTTATCGATGAAGGCATGGACTCCACCATGATTCTGCATGATTTTCCAATACTTACGTCCTGACTCTATACTAAACCTTGCAGGATCAGAAGAATTAGGATATCTTCTGTCATAATTTGCCTCAAGTGCTCGGCAGAGTTGCCAGACCCACTTCTCAACTTTTTGGGAAAGTGTGAGTTGCTCTTCAGGGAATACAGCAATGGTCGGCACTGGTTCAAGTGTTCTTGTCATAAGACCTTTGCTTGTTTACTCTTATAGTATAGCAAAAAAATGACCCCTTGGAAGGGGTCATGTGCCACTTAGTGAACTGGTTTCTTGTCTGGTATTGGGACTACCTTTGGTGTGGTAGTATGTAGATCATAACATATCCACTCATGGTCTAGTGTGAAGATGTATGCATACTCTTCATTGTTCTCAAAATAATCTTCATGAGTAAGATCTAAACGTGGTTCAGTCTTTTCACCCCGACCATTATAATATTGAACATGATTTTCACACTCATTCCTATCCCAGTCAGAGTCAGACTCTACACAAGAAATGTCACCACCATCAAGTAATTCAGCAATTTTCTCTCTTGTGTTAAACTTTTCTCTTAAAGTAACACCTAACCACTGTGGATAACCATCCCAATGATGATAGACTGATAATACAGCATCGTCAGCAAGTTCTAATCCAATTCGTGATCGTGTTGCCATTTAAAATAGAATAATGGGTGAGAGAAACAAAAACAGGCGAATTACGGTGTAGTTTTTACCTCACATCATATCTCTGCTTCTAAGTCAGAGTAGTGAGTAACCTGCTTTGTTTCCCATGTACCTAATATAACAGATCTTGGAGTGGATTCAACCCCTCTTGTGCCACTTCATCAACTGACACATGATTTTGTATCCATCTCTCTGCCATCATATAATACTCTGCATTGGATTCTATGCCGATATAGTGTCTATTGGTGTTTATGGATGCTATACAGGCACTACCACTGCCCATACAGTTGTCTAGGATAGTATCATACTCATTAGAATAGGTCTTAATGAAGTATTCTATCATTTCCACTGGTTTCTGTGTAGGATGGAACTTCAAAGGATTATCATTGTTAATCACTGGGAACTTCTGAACTGATCTAGGGTAACGATCAGTGGTAGTTCCATCATTACCAAATGTTTCAGTTAAATGATTGTAGTTTCTCTTAACCTTTGGCTCTGGTATATTCTTACGTGGTTTAACTGCACCAAATGGTTTATGTCCTGTGGTCTTTTGTGGATTGTATGTTGGTAACTTACGATAGAATATGAGTACATTCTCATGTGCTTTCATTGGCATTTTCTTGGCATTTAGATGCCCTGTTGCCTTATTCTTCTCCCATATCCACTCATACTTAAAATATTTGAGGTTGGAACATGCTAGAACCTTATCAAATGGTGGTTGTGCTGTTAATACAATAGCACCATCCTCTTTAACTACTCTATTATATGCTGACCACAATTCATCAAATGGTATGACACTATCCCATTTATTCTGGGTAGTTCCATAAGGTAAATCACACCATACCATATCAATAGAATTGTCAGGCAGATCTTCCATCACTGAAAGACAATCACCTAGAAGGATAGCACTATCCATTTACTACCAATTCACCAAGGTTCTCTACTATTATATCACTAAATTCAGATTTTGTCTTCTTATTTCTAACATCACCAATGTCAAAGAATACATCTATTAGTTCAACAAGTCCACCATATTGTTGTTCTAATACTCCACCTATCTTAGTACGATTCTTAGCTGAGATAACATCATCAAAACCTTCAACTCTTCCATCCTTCTTAAATCTAGGTGCTACTCTTGGTAGTACACTAACAAATAGAATCTTCTCTAATTCTATATCAGGTGCAAATGCTAATCTTGCTGCCTCACCAATAGTTGTGTTAGCATAGTTCTTAATATTCTTATTAACATTGCTGTTCATAGCCTTAGCAAGGATACAAACTTTCAAATTACCTTCTATATCAAATCCTGCAATATCAATATCAAATGTGCCTCCAAAAGCATCAACAGGTAATTTATATTCAAACTCCCATACCATACCATGCCATTGTGGATTCTTTGCTAGAATCTCACTAAGCAAAACCTCATGCAAATCATCAGTACGTTTGGATGATCGTACATTCTGAAATGATGTTTGTAAAAATTCAACTAATTCCATGAATGTGATTCAACTGTAAACAGTATAAAGGATCTCCCACCGAAATAGGAGATCCATGTACAACTTGTTAAACTGTCCTATTCGTCGTACACTCTGCACTCAAATGCGTCAGGATGATTGTCACAGTAGATTTCTAGGGTCTTATCTGTGTGCCTAGTGTGATAATCATTAATGCCAGTTTCGGGTTCATCACCTTTGTGATACTCCTCGTAATTGGCATGAACATCTTTCAGATCTGCCTCGCTGTATTCATGCATACCATGATTAGTATGCTCCTTATGATCCTTTGGATCAATATACACTTCATGTTCTAAATCGTGCTTGATTGTCATAATTAAACTGCCTTAGTCACTTATATTTATTATTATAAGACAGATTCTAACTCTCTTAGTGCGTCCATCCTAACAAACACATCATCCATATTATAATAAAGTTTGTAGTTGTCAGTAATAACATAATGTCCTACAATATCTTTACCATCATCAGTCCAACCATAACCCCGTACACGTTCACCAACACCATCAATAGTGAATTTCTTACCACTGTGAAGGTAAGAATGGTACTTTGCATCGAGATTAATCATGGGTTCTAAAAAAGTATGTGGATATCATAACATTAGTTATATCCAATATCTATAAACTTTATAGTGTCTTTATAGTGTCGTAACACTCCTTAACTTAAATCTAAGTCAATGTCATCAACATTATTATGTAGTTCAGGCGAATCTAATCTAAATCTCAACCTTTCTTCAGCAGTTGGTGGTGTATACTCATACCCATACTTTTCTAATGCTGCATGAAACTCTTCACCAGAAAGTTCACCATTCCAATATTTTGCCCACTCACTCTTACCTATCGGTTCATTAGAAAGTATGTCTGCTTTAAAGTCAGTTTTTAATCTGGACAATAGTGTAACACTTGTATTAAAACATGCCTTATGATAACGCATGTTCTGAGTTACAGTATCCACTAAACAATCATATATTTCTTCAGATGTGCATTCAGACTCCATTGCATCTTCTAGAAACTCCTTCAACTGTTCAAGTGGGTAACTCATTTTGATCCATTTTGATTGCTTGTTCCATGATAACCTGAATTTCCTTAGTTGTCAAGTTGTTCAACCATTTCCATTCAGGATCACTACGATCCCAATCCATAGTAAATGATCCATCCTCATTCTGGTTTATTTTCAAGGAATCTACGTTCTGCATCCTTCTCCTCACGTTTAATACGTCTTTTTACCATTTTAGCATACTTTATCTCTGATTCGGTGTACATTTCAGGGTGTTTCTTTGCCCTCTTGATAATCAGTTTTGCTGCTTTCTTGTCCTTCATTAAGTTGTGTTACTTCGCCTACTATGCTATCTATACGTTCATGTAGACTACATTCTAATTCATATATCTCTCTTACATACTCCATATTCTCTTGAACTAGATGCTCTACATCATCCTCAAGCATTTCTATTCTTGTTAGTAGATGATCTCTCATCTCCATCATCTCTTGATAGAGATTATCCATTTCTTTTCTTCAATTGTGCTGGATTCATATTACCAACATGCAATCTAGGAACACGTATATTATCAACTACCTGAGAAGATTTATGTAGTTGTTCTATTGCTGCTAGTAGCTCAGGTGTTTCTTCCCACTCCCAAATTTGGTTATGTGTGTCTTTCTTTTTAGATATTGTATGAGTTCTTAATGCCATTAGTTCCGCAGGTCTCCAGTTCTATCTATAATATCTCAATAAGGATCAAATGTCAAGAGTTCTTTCATAAACACAGTAACATGCCTTCAGATATGGTTCTATATTGCTATAATAATAACTGTCTTTAAGTAATACACAACTGAATCCAAATTCAGAATATAATTCACTTAATTGATCTTTACTAAAACGATATGGATTATTATGTCTAATCTCATCCTGACTTAGAACTTTTAAAAGTATAGTAGTATCATCATGACTTATCTTATCAATCATATTAAAATAATTATTAGATCTCTTGTCAGTAATCAGATTATGTATTAATCCCCTATCTATAATAACATCATACTTTTCTTCTAGTTGAGTATTTAATGCATCATCAATGATGAAATTACCAATATCATACACCAAATAATTATCAATATCCGTTGCTGTTACATCAAATCCAATCTCCTCTAAATGATATGCCTGAGAACCATTACCACATCCTAAATCTATAATACTTAGATCATTCTTATCTTTAAAATATTCTTTGAAATCGGGATCAAGATCATTATGATCCCAAGGTAATGGTGACATTAATCATCACTCTTAGTTCTCTCATATATTCCTACATCATACTCTATCACAATTTTCTTACTGGTTCTACCACTATGGTCGTATGTATTCATATGCGTAACCTTACCACTCTCTAATGCTTTAACCAATCGTTGCATATCATTTCTATCCAGACCAGCAAGTTCCTCACAGTTCTTTACAGATATAAGAATAGACTCAAAATCTGTCTTCTTACGTCTAATTCTAAATCCATGCTTATCAACCCCTAGATCATCATCAAGATCTGTTTCATTTGCACCATGAAATTCGTCGCTCATACCTTTTCCTCGTAAAATACACGATCACCATACCCAACCATTATGGATGTCCACCCATCATGATCTTGTTTGTATGCCTCTACAATTGATTCCTTACCTTGATTAGTAGTCCACTTACGTTCCCACCAATCTTTAATATCATTATACTGATATCCCTTAGATTGTAACTCATCAGTAAAACAATCAACTGGATCACCATCTACTGTACAAACAATTCTATCAGGATCCCACCTAGGGTCATCACTAACAAAGTAGTTCATAATAGATTTATACAATCTATCAATCATAACAATTTACCTCTAACAGTACCAAAGAGAACCTTAATAAATGATGCTAACCAATTACCTTGCAACTCATCAAACATGTACATATTTAACCTAAAAGCATAATTCGCTTCTGCCACAATAGCATTAACCATAGATTGTTCTATTGGTAATCCATCAAGTATGGTACGATAGGACTCTTTAAATCCTCTTGCATCAGTAATGTTCTCAAATTGATAGAAATGTAATCCCTCACCTTTTCTTAGAACCATTGCCTTTTCTGCAATGCCTTTAAGTATCTGTCCACCTGAAAGATCACCCATGTATCGGGTGTAATGATGAGCAACCAATAATTCTGGGTCATTCTTTGCTACCTCTCTAATACGATTTACATACTGTTGACCTGCTTCGGTAGGAGCAATAATCGCTCTCCAATTCGGTCCATAATAATATCTAAGATCTCTCGACAGTGGTTCAGTCCTATGGAGTAGATCAGAACCAATAGGACCAACAATAGGATGATCCTTTAGATTACCTATTTCCTCTTCCATTGCTCTATAAACAAAATAGAAATTAGTAATCAATACTCTATAACTGTCTTTGTTTACAACACCACGAAGAAATCCCTTTACAAATTTAGTATTCTCTGCTGCGGTATGAGATCGTTTAGTCCCTTCTTTTAATTGCTTAGAAAAATCTGCTACTGTCATTTTATCCTCCTTGGGACTTTAATTGTCCATGCTGGTGATACCAAATCAACCATTTCAAACTGCATTTTATTCTTTTCCATCTCTGTTAACCATGCCTCACGTCCAGGCTCAGGTGATATCTGACCGTATTGTGGTAACATATCAGTATTTTCTGTTATCTCCCATATCATATCATCAACCTGCCCATAAAGTGAATCAAAGGACATTCTAACTCGAAGTTCACTTGCCACTTCATCAATCTCATCATCAGTAAGTTTCTCCTCAAGGAATGCTGCTCTAATTGCAGCAAGTTTATTAAGATTTATTGTTATTATGTTGTCATTTGTTATAGTCATTGTGTAAGTTTAGCAATGTACTGATAGATCAATTCCCACCCAAACTCATAAGTTTCACCCTTCTCATCTTGTAAATAAAAAGGTATCTTTGGGTGCATTCTTTTTGCTTTATAATAATGATTAACTACATTATAATCATCATCAATACGACGTTGCTCTTCCAATTCTTCTTCAGTCATTGTTAAGAATCAGTCCCATTATGTAGATTGGTATGGCAGCAACAATGCCACCTAGTAAGATAAATCCCACTTCTGTAATTAAATTATCCATGCATACAGTATAAAACCCCTGCTTTGTTTTGTCAAGCAGAGGTTTCTTTTTACTATTAAATTTTGTTAAAAAATGAACTCTTTCAAGGTGGATGTGAGTATGGTAGCATTTGATCTTAGAAATAAACTACAGATAGACTCTAAACCTAAATTAGAACCTCCTTACAGATTCGTTTACAGACTGATTGACTTTCATCACATTCGATTAAACACTCGTAGTAATCTGCGATTAAATCATTGTCAGGATCAAAAGATTCGTCCCCGGCTAATTGATTATAAGGTATTAAGTTGTGCATAATCGTACTCCTGATACAGCAAAAAAACATGATCTACAACACATGACAAAGGAGTTTCAGTTCATCTTGTCCTCCCTAATTCTCCCTACTATTTATCATAAAATGAACACAAACACAAGTTCGGTTTTACAAAAATTTATGCCTAGGCAATACTACTTACATATTCTTTCCACTCATTCAGATGCTCTTCTGACCAATCCTCCATATAATGTTTACCTAATGCTCCACCTAATAAAGTAACACTAATACCATTAATAGACTTAACTGATTCAGCACCACGGAACTTCCCTGCTGGTGTATGTGGGTTATGTATCTTTCTAACATATTCTATTACTTCATCCCTTATCTCTAAGAGTTCATGATAACATTTCTGATTGTGGGAACAACCACGCAATTCATGGTCTGCCTTGTATAATGATTCAAGAAAGAGTGCATGAGCTCTTGTCCATTTATCTTCCTTAGTTTCCTTCTCTTGAATTGCATTTTGATCCTTCACTTCTGTGCCTCCTCAGATCCACCACCTATCGTATGCTTTCCACTTCTAGTTGCAAATCTATACATTTTCTCATGCATAGTCACAATTGCTTCAGCAGATTTCTCACTATCAGGAGTTGATTGGTGACGTGAAGAGTATGATGATTTTTCATCAAACCAATCATCAGGATCTACATCCTTAACCTGTTCAGTCTTCTCCTTTTGTTTATTAAGGTTTTCAATAACGAAATCCTCACCCCTATGGGAACCAACAAAAACATTCTTAATGCTCCTGCCTATCGAATCAAAAATGCTCATTTCTTTCTTTTTTCTCTTAGTATGTATGCTTTTGCAGAGTCATAGTTCCTTGCAACATGAACAAAATTACCATTGTTAATAATTTGCAATTTTGTCTTACTACCAATGATAGGCACTGCTACCCAATCACCCTCCTTAGTGATGTAACCTTCAGGATCACCGCGCTTAGGATTTAATATACCCTTATTGGGGCAAGTATAAAACTTTCTATAGTCCTTACTCACAATCTATTAAATTCATTATGTGTTTAATACCCATATAAGTCTAATGACCATACCAACAATGAGCACATAGTATGTCCACATGATCCACATACCAATTTGATTATGGCGTGAACCCTTGACATATTCTACAGGTGTCTGAGAATCCCAACCATCTGGCATGTATTCATTGGGGTCAATTTTCTTATTCTTCACTCTACCTGACCAAGGTTTAGGGTCTGATAGATCTATCCATCGTTTCATTTTGTTAATTCAGTGATTTTGTCTCTCCAATATTGTCGGTCATCCTCATCAATCCAAGGACTATGGACCATTACATACGCATGTTGTAACCAGTCTTGATCAGTCCAGTCTTTCTGAGGTTGACCATTATACTGCCTAGAACTTGGCATTTACTGAGATTACCTTAGCATTTGGATTACGTGCCAAAGCAACTTGTTTTGCCTCATTGTAGTTACGTGCTCGAACTTCCTCACTGAAAACTTGACCAGCAACATAGAGTTTGACTTCGTGGAGCATGACTAATCTCTTTTAGATGAATCTATTATAGAGTATTTAACAAATAAATGCAGTATTAATAGACACCTTATCAACTGGCATAGTATCCATCCAGAATCCATGAACTACTGTTAAGTTTATTTGTTCCACCTACACCCCATTTAAATATAACTCTCTCATCATCCTTGAATGTAATGTACTCTAATGTATTCTCATTATGCCTATCCCCACCATTAGCAAATATTACTCTATCATATATTTCTAATGCCATCCTAATTGCATCACAAGCACTATCATCCTTATCATTGAATTCAATCACAACATCAACTGATTTTAACTCTTTAAGAATTGTAACTCTTTCTTCTATTGGCATGAATGGTTTACCTTTCTTTCTAGTTAACCAAGCATCCGAATTCACACCCACTACAAGACTTAGACTAGAATCAAGTTCCCTTGCTGCATGGAAGTAAGCAATGTGCCCTGAATGTAATGGATCAAATCCACCAGTAACAATAATAACTTCCTTCATAGTATTTCTGATACCTTTGCCATTGTATCATGATAGTCCTTAACACAATAGGTATATCCACCACGTTCCTTTACTGCCTTTGCTAAAGGATAATCATTCTGTCCCTCTTCCATCATATCACCAAAGAAATGTAACTCATCATCAATACTAAAATCTCTCAGTATTTGACTCTTGTTTACTCCTAATGGTGCTAGATCAAGTCCAGTCTGTCCACCTATTTGTACTTCTAAGTTTGGGAAATGATCTTTAAGTCTATCAGCAATATCTCTTCTCTCATTAGTCTCTTTATCCCACTTCACATACTCATTTCTGCCATAATCATCACCTCTACCTAAGATGCTAAAATTAACACCTCCTGGCCTTATCTCAATATGTAATCCATTACGAAGAGGAAACTGACTGTTATCTAATTCATCATATAAAAACCACTTCACATCTTCTGGTAATCCCCAACTATCTCTATAAACACTTCTATGCTGCTCATACACATCACTGCCAGAACAGTTATAAACTCTCTTGCAATTATCATATAGTATGGGTGTTATCTGTTCTATGGTCTTCTCTCGATCACTTCCAGTCACAAGGTAAACATCATGATTAGATGCAAACTCATTGAAGAAAGTCAGGCAATGTATGTTTATCTTTTGCCTACTGGGAGTGATAGTCCCATCAACATCAAAAATGAATTTTCTCATCGTCTTACCACCGATATTGCTGGTGCACCCTGCTTGAATACAAGATCAACTACTGCTTGTACTCTACGTGCTGTACTAATACCCACCTTAGAGTATACAGGAACGCACACTAATCCATACGTTTTCTCCTTGCTACCTTTTCTTATAACCCTTCCAATTGTCTGTGATATTCCGATATAATCCATAGAACGTAAGAATAAGACTGCTTCAAGTCCTTTTACGTTAATACCTTCTGCTAGGATACTGTGATGCAAGACAACAAACTTCTTATCATCATCCTTACCCCATGCACTCAGTACATTAAAGAACTCATCCCGACTTACTTTCTCACCATCAATGACTGCACCAGTTTTAGATGTAATATACATGCAAGTATAACCTCTCCATGCCAATTCGTCAAGGAACTTATCATAGGATACTAATCCTTTGATCTGCTTAGTTGACTTAGCACATACCAAGATCTTCTTAGTATTGTGGTCATCAATGTTATCCATGATCTGATTACATTCTACATCAAATGTTATTTCATCCTTCTGTAATATGTCTGTCTTATATACTTTTACTTTTGGTGGTAGAATGTATCCTTCCTTTACTAACTTAGGTGCTGGTACGTTACAAATAACATTACCAAATATATCATGTTCATTCATACCCACCCTCATGGGAGTTAGTGAATGTTTTGGCGTAGCAGTGAAGAAATAACATCTATCTGCATTTAATGAGTAATACTCAACAAACTCTATGAAATTCCTCTGGACTGAATTGTGTGCCTCATCAAAGTATATCGTATCTACAACAACATCTGCCTCTACCAATCTATGAAGTGAATGATATGTTGTAAAGATAATCTTACTACCCTGTGTATTACTTACCCACTCTTGAATCTCATCACTCTTAGTTGTACTATAATGATGTGTTTCACCACTATGTACGTGCATCACAGATACATTCTCAATCTCTTCCAAGAACTCAGAACTCAATTGCTCTGCTAATAGGATGCGTGGAGCAACTACAACAATAGTCTTATGACCATCTTCTAATTGACGCATGGCATCATTAATTGCCACAAGAGTCTTACCACCGCCCGTAGGAACGATGATCTGTCCCTTAGAGGTTCTTGTCATTGCTTCCAATGCTTCCTGTTGGTGGGGACGTAGTTGCACAGTGTTCCATTAATATAAACCTATTATAGCAGAAAAGCACCCCGTGTTGGAGTGCCTGTGCCAGTTTCCCTTCTGGTCCCTTAAGATATTATAGAGTCTGCCTTGCAAACATACAAAGGTATGTAGTAATTCATGAATTTTGACTTATCATGAACCATGCCCAACTAAACTACATCGACCATCTATCTCAGATAATAATACCTCATGCTCTAATTGTCCAGAAAAAACAACTACTCTACCCAATACTGGTTCTATTGTTTCACCTTCTATAATTAAAGGTGATGACCCATTAGGAACATTAGCATAATAACAAAAAGTTGTATCATATTCCATATGACAATGCTTACCACCACGCTGATGCTGATTATAGGTTACAATCCAACTCATTTCTGTCTTAATATCTAATATCCCTTCTATCCAAGTAAAAAAATCATTCACTTCTTTAACTTTATACTCATGTATCATAAAAGATGATAATACTCCACCACCATCAACTTTAATAGCACCAGGATGATGTTTAATATTTCTAGGATTCAAACCTTTAGTATCATATACTTCTTTATTATTCTCTGAGAGTATTTGTGCTGCCTCAATATGTGTTATTGGTGTATGCAATTTAGCATTATTAATTGCCATCTCATATATGAGAGAGTTCAACTTAGTAGAATTAGAATAATCAAATACTTTATAGTTCATCTGTCAATGCACCCCATTTCTTCAAGGGACATGATTCTATACCCACCCTTGCTTTTATTCCAATAAAACATCCACACTCTCCACATCTGTGATGTTCTTCTACATATCTATCACATTCTTTACAGATAGATAATCTCTCTTTAAATATACTACTAGGTACTTTTAATAATTTCCTATAATTCTTATTTGCCAGTGAAAGAGTGACATTAGCAAAAGAAGTCTTAAAGTTATTCAGTTGTTTTTGTAATGAAGGATATTCAGGCATGATATAAGTTCAATTAAATTATATATTATGGATTAAATGCTCCCCTAACGGTACTATTATTAATTACACCAACAACAGAATAATTAGATCCTGATACTGCTTTACCAGCAACACCACCATTACCACTGGCAGGAGTATTAACACCTGCTAAACCCCATTCTCCACCACTACCACCTGCAGTTCCAGGATCTCCAGGTTGACCAGGAGTACCAACACCTCCAGTATAAGGTGGATTAGGACATCCAGGCCAAGCAGTACCAGCACCACCACCAGAACCTGCTAATGATCCAGATTGATTATTATATCCTCTTCCAGGCCCACCATTACCACCATTACCACCAATACCTCCTGATACTGTTGTATAAGTGTGTCTACGACATAGTGCTGCTGTTTGATATCTACCATTACACCAAGTCCAACCCCAACTTGAATGGCAATCACACAATCCTTGACCTGCTGTGCTACATCCACCATATCTTTCCCAACCTGCTCCACAATCTCCACAAGAATTACAACCACTATTTGCAGTTTTTAACTCGTAAGTAGAACAAGTTCCTGATGATCCCTGAGCTCCAACAGTTCCAAATTCTCCACCTCCTCCAGCACCATATATTTTAGCACCTGATTGAACATGTACTCTAAGATTATTAGCACTAGATGATGTTATGGTTAAAGCATTACCACCAGCATCACCACTAATTGTTACCTCAGTACCACCTGCACCACGACCACCCATAATAGTCCCAGTGACATCTATGGTTAAATTATTTGCTGTTGCATTAAGGTCAGCAGCAGAAACATTACTACTATTTGATCCACACGTCCCATCAACATTCATCCATTTAAGGATGCTTTTATGTAAATTATCATTCCAACTTGACTGATCTATATCAAAATTAATATTTGTTCCAGTCTGAGTAACATAATAATACTTAATACTATCTTTAATCTGAGAAACTTTCCAATCATTCACTGCACCTACATCATTATTTTCAGTACAATCTGGAACATTGGGATTTGTATTAGTTACATCAGTAACTCTCAATAATTCTGATGCTTTAATCTCTGTACCACCTGTTGCAGTACCTGGAGTTCCGTCAAGGCCAGGCATTGTTAATCTAAAAGTATCTCTCATCTGACTAAATTTCATATTAGTCTGATTATTTGGTGAAACACCACCACTACCAGCAAAATATGGACCGTATTTTGTAACTGCTATACCCATTAATCGAATATACTTTTTTCTATTTAGTCAAAGAGTCTAATACTTTCCTATGTGAGATCCATTTAATTCTGCTCTTCTCATCCTTTTGATACCTATCATCTTCCTTTGCCTGTAATGATATTATATTACGATCATTCTTAGACTCTAAGAAATTCTGAATTGAATCATTATTAAACATCTTAAGTCCATCACATACCTGAACCCAACTATCAAGACCCCAGAAAGTTTTCTCACGAAAAGAAGACCTAGAATCTAAAAATTCTGCTCTACATTTAGCATCAAATTGTTTAACCCATTCTGTTTTATTATCTGTCATATATTTCCAAAACTCAGAATCAGTCCTATTAGTATTATAATGTAAACAAATGAAATCAACGATATCAACATATAATTTCGTATTACTTGCATTCAAAAGTTTTCTATTATAATCCAAATTCAATAATGTGGAATTTATAGTTAAGAACTCTTGAACCTGTTGGATAACAACTTGCAATCCTGTAGATTCTAATGGTTCAACGAATCCACTAGAAAGTCCTACTGCTAAACAATTTCCTATGTAATACTTATCATAATAACCTGGCCTATACCGAATGATCCGATCAGTATCCAGATGTACCTTTAAATTCTTAAACAACCAAGCATCATACTTCTCTCTTGCCTCATCATCAGATATAAATTTTGAAGAATAAACATATCCTGTTCCATACCTGTCTCCTATTGGTATTCTCCATGTCCACCCATTATCAGTTGCTTCTGCCACAGTAAATGCTGGCAGTTTCATAAACTTATGTGGAACTTGTTGTGCTATTGCCCTATCAAGTGGTAAAGCATCAGAAATATCATTCCACTTTGGATTAAGATGTTTAAACAATATGGTACTAAACCCAGAGCAATCAACAAATAAATCTGCTGTTACAATTTCATCCTCTTCTGTAACAAGACTAATGATATTCTTACCATCAGAAACTACATTCTTAATTCTTGTATCAACAAAGTTTACTTTATTTTCTAACTTCTTAAATATAAGATCTGAAAATTCTTGTGTGTCAATATGAAATGCATAGTCATATTCTTCAAATGGTCTATCAGGAATATTGTATGTTGGTTCACCATAATTTTGTCCACCTTTAAACTTATTTTCTGGAATAGAATATAGAGAAGATGAATTTCTATATGAATCCATATAAATCTGACCAAAACCATGAAAATATTCAGTATCAGGAATCCATTCTTTAAAATGAATCCCTAACTTCATGGTAGCACTAGTCTTTAACTCTTGAAACAAATCTCCTGTACTCATTCCAAGGTGACTTAATAATAAACGAATGATTGGTGTAGTGCTTTCTCCTACTGCAATATTCTTATTACTCTTATCATAATATACTGAGATATCGACTTTATCACCCCAATAATTCTTCATCATGGCAGCAGTAATCAGTCCAGAAGACCCTGCCCCAACAATAACAATTTTTTTCATTTAGAATAATATAGTTAAAAATTATTTAGAATAGATCCTGCCAACCAGATCCATTATGACACTGCATCTTATTGGTAGTTGTATTGTATATAACTGATCCAGGTGCAGCGGACACTTGGAAATTATCTCTTACAGTTGAACTAACCCGTGGAATCATCATAAATCCAGCAGCAGCACCTATAGCACCAGTACCAGCATCAGAGAAGTCAACGGCACATCTAGGAGAAATCGTTCCAACACCAATCCTTGATCCCATACTACTAGTAGCAACAGTAATTGCTTGATCCCAACATGTTATCTTACTATTATGTACTTGGAAATCTCCACAATTAGTCCCCGTTATCTGATGCATTGCGGTTGTTCCAATACCAACCTTCTCAAATGAAGCAATTCCCTTAACATCCAATACCGCTATTGGATTTGTAGTTCCTATACCAACACCTTGGAAAATACCTTTTCCACTGAATACATCTAACTCTACTCTTGGAGAAGAAATATTAATTCCTATCTTAGAAGCACGTATATTAAAGAAAGTTGAAAGTCCAGAAGTATTATTAAGATTAGTACCAGTAATTACATCTGGATAATTAATAGTTCCTGTAATAGTTCCACCAACACCCAAATTACCACCAACCCAAGCATTAGATGTAACAGTAGATGTTCCTACTACATGTAAAGTATTAACAGGAGCATCAACACCTAATCCTAAACTACCACCATAAGTGAGAGTCATTAACTGAGCATTAGTCTGTCCATATACCCAATCAAAACTACCTGTACTTACACCAACACCACCTTTATGGAGATACGTGGTAACGTTACCAGTATCATTATTAAAGATATCAAGATTTTTATTACTAAATTTGAAAACAGCAGTACTGTTACCAACACCAACTCCTACACGCAATCGCGATACACTTCCAGTTGCAGTAACATCTAATAATGTTTCTGTTCCTGAACCTGAAATACTTATACCATCACTATTAGTTGCTAAACGTTCTTTAGCCTTATGGAATAAAATTACTCTGGAATTAGTACCACTATGTAATTTTAATATTGGTCGCCAAGTATCATCAAAGAATTGAAATGCTCCTGGCCCATCGCCACCATTTGACTTAAATATTAATCCCCCTGGTCCATCTTCCTTAATTATTGAAGCGAAACTATTACAAATTGAATCTCCATTACTATCATTTTGAGAACCGAGACTATTATCATGATATATTGCTAGATCTTCACTATTACCAAAGTTTAATTTCTTACCATCTTGAAGAGTTATTTCTTCAGCAGTTATAGCATCTGCAAATGTAGAAACACCGGTAACACTCAAGTCACTAGCTAGATTAATTGATCCTGTTTCTATGTGGTCATATATTGTGACTCCAATTCCAGAAGTAGAGAATCGCTTGTCATTATTATAATAGAGATTTACATGTGAATTTTCATTAAATACTGCTTGTACTTCTGCACCATTATCAGATCTTACACTTACTTGAGAACCTAGAAGCTTCAATTCACCACTATTAGTATCAATTATACTATCCGTACCGTCATTATAAATGCTAAACACATTATTACCGAAAATCGCTTTAACATCTTCGGGGAAATATGCAGTAGATCCAAAACTAACACTAGAACCAGTTGATATTACAACATCATTTCTAAATGTAGATATACCAGATACAAGAACATTTCCTTCTGTACTAACACCAACCCCAGGATAAAGAATGGGATTACCACCAACTTGAAGAGCATAAACTGGATTATTAGTTCCTACACCAGCACGAGATAAATTATAAATTCCTAAACCAGATCCAGCATTAGACCATGCAGAAGTTGGAAGATTTGTTAAGTTTGCTCCATTACCATAGAATGAAGTTGCACTTATAATTCCACTTGCCGAAGACATTGTAATGCCAGCACCCATCCTAACCTCAGTTAGAGTAGCAGTACCAGAAGCATATAGATTATTAGTTGTAACTACCCCACTAACAGATACGTTACCTTTAACGTCCAACTTCTCAGCAGGGACAGTCGTTCCAATACCGACGAGATTACCTCTTACGATAAAATCATCTTGGTCAACTTGGACCCCATCCCTAAAGTTAAAACTCTTCCTTATATTAGGCATTACTATATTTTTTAGTTATTTATTAGGACAGTGCATCGACTTTTGCAGAAAGTTCCTTAATTGCTTCGATAAGAAGAGGAACAAGTCGCTTATAGTCAACGGATTTGAGTTCGGTCATAGTCTCACCATAACCAACTGCATTAGTTAAATCTCTGGTAGAAGTAATTCCAGGTAATCCAAGTGCTTCAACTTCTTGTGCAATACAACCAGTATCAGGTGCTCCACGCATAGATTCAGTAGCATTATCATTCCAAGTAAATGTATTACCACTAATAGCCTTAACCTTATCAAGAGCATTAGGAATTACAGTAACGTTAGATTTTAAGTTACTATCAGAAGTAGAGAACGCACAAATATCACCAGCAACATGTAAGTCACCACCAATACCAACACCACCTGCTACTACAAGAGCACCAGTAGATCCACTTGTAGATGCAGTATTAGCATTTGCATTTACAACACCAGACACCGTAAGTATATCGGTAACATTTACAGTACCAGCAGCAGAATCAAGTACTAGATTACCACTTGATGTGTCAATCTCATTAGCAGCATTAACTCCAATTCGAACATTCTTAATCTCAGCACCACCATCAGCATCAAGTAATCCAATAAACGTACTGATACCTGTTACTTTTGAATGACCCCCAACATTAATATTCTTCTCAACACCAAGTCCACCATCAAGCACAAGACAACCAGTGTCCTTATCATTTGATTGTGTATCAGCAATATAATAAACAGCATCATAAACTTTTAATGTTCCAGTAATAACAACATTATTATTAACCTTAACTTCTTGGTTAAAGGTAACTGGACCATCAAACTGAGATAGAATCCTATCCGATGTACCACCTTCAACAATTAGTCTATCTTTAATAACAACCTCATCAAATACTACACTAAGTCTTGAAGGATCTTGACCTGTAACAGTAGGAATCGGAGCATCAAAGGTAGTCTCCTGACCAGTTGCGGAGCTAACTCTCTTATTACCAATGTAAAAGTCACCATCATTATTCATACCAGTGTAAACAACCGCACCACAAGATCTTTCTTGTGCTTGTGATAGAAACTCTTCTCTTTCACTAAGAGTCCTAACCTGAACCTGCGGTAAACCAGTAGAATAGTTACCAGGACCATATCCAAGATACTCAAAGGTATGACCAGATGCACGAATGATAGATGGACGACGGAATTCAATCGCTAATGGTTTAATCTTCTTAACAACTGAATTAATAGCATGATCTGCCTTGTTAGTACCCAGAGAACCACGAATTACAGTAATCTGATTAAATCCACCACCAGTTGGAGCAGAGCTAGTAACTCTCATAATCTCATTATCAACTTGGACATACGATCCAAGAGGTAATCTACTTACTGTACCAATACCAGAATTTGGTATTGAAATCTGAAGTGAATTACCAGATCCAGAAGCAGCACCAAGAGTTACATAGTCTCCACTATAAAGTGACAGTCCTCTTGCTCCTATATTTTCATTTGCATCATCAGATGGTGCATTAGCAGCACCCATCCCATGACTTAAAATACGAGAAGCAACTATATCCCATAAATTAGTAACTGCTGAGAACTTTGTAACACTTAGTCTTTCTTTAACATAGAAATCACCTTGATTATTATCATTACTATCTACAACCCTAAACTTGTTACCAGATACTAATCCATGACCAACACCACATGTGAATGTTGAAATACCAGTAGTAGTATCATAAGTATCAGAAGAAACTGATACAGAAGGTCCAACTGCTAACGTATATTGAGAAGCAATAATCCCAGGATCACCAGCAGTAATAGCAATAGCAATCTTGTTACTAGTAGGAACAGAAGTTATACGATATACACCATCTGTAACAGTACCAATACCAGATATTTGTACTACATCATTAACGTTAGTAGCAAGAGTCTTAGTAGTAACTCGATATCTAGCATTACCATTACCAGCACCAACAACTGACTGATCGAAATACAAATCAACAGCATTATATCCTGAACCAGGATTCATAACGTCAGCATTAACAATAGCACCATTAGCAACAGTTACTTGAGCAGTTGCACCACCCCATGTGCTACCAGATAAAGGATTAGAACCACCATTCAATAATTTAACATTATAGTATGTGGAAATTCCAGATGTTGGAATATAATTAGCACCACCCCATCCTGCTACATTAGTATGAGTAGCAATTCCACTAAATGTATGTGCTCTACCAAAAGTAAGTGTAGATATACCAGCGGTAGTATCAGTTAGAACACTGGTGATCTGATGACCAAGACCAATATCCTTTAAGAAATTATCAGCAGATTCTCTTGTTATACTATTTTTAAGTTCATCAGTAGAAACATCACCTAATGGATGTCTCTTAGCAAATGAAACTGATGCCTGTGGGTTATCATTAGCATTATCTTTATCTTGCTGTGGATAAAGATTCTCAACATTCTGACCATACTTCAAACCCGTAAATTCTGTTGGGACTTGATTATCAGCTTGTAATACAAATAGATGATAGATACCATCCTGAACATCACGAATATATGGACTTATAGTTTCATTTCTATAAACATAATAATTGGATTTAAGATCATTTCTATCAAATCTTGGTAATGTTGTATCTCTATTAGACACATCATTATTAAACAACCCAGGATTATGTGTAACTCCTACAGTATCTGTTGTTGTATATGTGAATGTTTTATCATCACTGATACTTGTTACAGCAAATGTACTATTATATCCACTACTTGCTGCACCAACAGTATTGGTGGAACTAGTAACATTCTTAATAGTAACAACATCACTAATATTCAGATTATGTGGCAATTCTGATACAACAGTAACAGTACTACCAGATACAGAACAAGTACTTATAAATCTTGGGTTCCTATTATATCCATAATCATTTTCATCAATAGTTGCTATCGTAAAATCACTATTTGATCTAGGTCCAGTAGTACTGGATTCTTGAATAACAAATCCTTCATTAGGATCCTTTGCGTTTACTGATTCCTTAGGAATAACAACACGCATCTTATAAATCTTTTCATCTAATGATCTTGGATCTTCTTTTCTTGTTATGTACGATACTTCGGTTTTAGCAACAGTACCACCTAATCCACCAATTGCACTATAAACATCATTGGTTCCAGGTAAATGAGCATACCATTGATTATTGGTAGTATCCCACTGAATTGGAGCACCTATATCACCAGATTCTTTATCATGTACTCTACTAACAATCCTAAGTTGTGTTCCACCAGAAATAGTAACTGCTTTACTATTATCAGCATTGGTCTTTGAAGATGCTAATTTAACTTGTGTATTAGAATGACGAATTGCATAATAGACTCGATTGTCTTCGATATTCTCTGGTAAATCTGCGTCGTTACTAATAATTCTTACACTTTCACCTGTTTGAATATTATGTGCTCCAATATCAAATATATTAGATAATGCCGTATTACCAGCAATATATGAAGGTCCACTTATAACTACATATGATTTTTCGCTTACACTAGTTCCACCACCAGTCATGTGGAATGCTGCTGTCTTAACGCCACCTATATCTACAAATACTGTATCATTAGTCTTAGCACCAAGACGATAACCTCTTAATGTGATAGGAGGTACATCATCCTGATCTTCATAACCATACAAATAAACATGACTAGAAATACCAACTGTCTTAGTCTTTTGTACATCAAACTCAACCCAATCAATGTTGTTATCTTTTGATGTAATTGCTTTTGGTGTAATTATATTTGTTATATAACCAGCATCATCCTTATCAAATGCCTTAGTCTTAAATCCTTCAGCAGCTAACGAGATCTGACCAAAGTTAGAGTTTGAGTTAGTAATTGATGCGTCAGAACCAGATTGAATATCAAAGTGCTTATTGTATCCAATAGCAAATACAGAAACAATCTGAAGTACAGCATCATTTGTGATCTTAATATGACTTCCTTCCCATCCACTTCGATAAATGGCATCAGAATCTAAGTGATATACCTTAGTTGCATTAAGAGATGATGATCCCTGTGCAAGTGCAGATCCCCTTTCCAAGGTTATTGCAATACTTTCATAAGATCTAGAAGTCTTATTATATTTTACAAATGCACGGTCATCTTTCTGTAGTGAAACACCAGTAAACTGAGCAACAACCATAGATTTGAATCCAGATGACATAGCACCATCTGCCTTCATACCATTCATACCCCATACAGAGCGTAAAGAACAGTTAAAGATGTATGGGGAAGCACCAGATACAGTATCAGTCTCAATAGTTACTGACGCAGAAGATACACCTGGAGAAGGTGGTAAAGTATCTCTTACGAATGGTAGTAAATAAGTGAATTGAGTTGCATTAGTTACACTCTGAACTACCGTCGAGATATTATAATCTGTAGTAGTAACTCCTTTAATCTTAATAGGAGTTCCTGCATTTAATCCATGTTCTGTTGAAGTTGTAACGGTAACAACTTGACCAGCAGCATATCCATCACCAGAAATAACCTTACTAATGGTAATTGGGTCAGTTGCAAATGCACCAACAATTTCCCATTCAGGTCTTTGTTTTGCAAATCCATCAGCAGCACCTGGATACTTCTGATCAATATTTCTAGTAGACTCCGTATTAAATGCATTAGAGAGCTTACTATAATACATGTCAAGATCAGTAATACTATATCCCGCAGGTACAGTAATACCATCAGCATACTCAAAACAAGTTAATTTGTGGTGAGAGAATGTTGGTTTTGATTGATTATTTTCTGAGAAGTCTGAACTATCTGTATAAACTAATCCAGTATCGTCACCATCAAAGAAGGTGAATTGGAAAAAATAACATGAACCCGTTACCCTGAATATAGCAGATTTATTAACACTACTATCTGTTGGGTTTGGAACGTATTTTGGTCTTATCTTAGTCTTTCTTAAATCTAGACCAACAATCGAAGTACCACGGGGAATTACAACACCACCATTAATACTATTAAACTTATAAAGAACGTTATCATCTTGAGTAATATCAAAATTAGATGATAATGTCAATGACATATCGGAAGTAGATGCAACTACACCTAATCCACCTGCTGGAGGAACAATTCTTGCAGTTCCACCATCATCCCTAATAGCATAACCTGGTCTGTTATCAATTACATGTTCACCAGGGAAACAAAGTATTGTTGTCTTTTCTACCGTATCGTTATTATTACCTCTCAGATATGAAAATCTTGCAGATTCAATGAGTGCTCTTTGAATCGTTTTGAAAGGTTGTGCTAACGAATTACCTTGATTAGTAATCGCATCAGTCGAATCAAGGTCATTGGGATTAACATATAGAATACGTCCTTCCGTATTCTTAATAAAATTCTCTAACTTATTAAGAGGCATCGCTTTATTTTTAACAAGATATTTCTATGTTCTATTTAGTTAGGCAGAGATTAAGGTGCATCAGAGTTCTCCTCTTTATACATGCGGAGAAACTCTTCTTCTGTCTTTGAGGTATCAACTAAACCCTCCTCTTTTAACTTTTTATAGTTATAACACCCATCAAAAGATAATTTGATTTTAGGTTCATTTTGCTTTTTCATGAATAGAAAGTCCAGCGTACTCTATACGATCTGGGTCAAGTAGTTTGTGAACCACTTCCTTAACGTCCATGAATTGTTCCGTTGTTTCACATGTTATAAATTTCTCCTCTCCA